CTGCCGGCGGAGGCGACGATCCCGCTTCAGATGCCACTCGCGGCTCATGGCCTCAATTCGCGAAGGAAGACGCTCGGCATAGATCACGCACCAAACCCGGCCGCGTGTGGACTTCGCCCCAGCGCCGGTCCCGGAGTTGTGCTGGGCAAGGCGGCGTTCGAGATCGAGTGTCCAGCCGACATAGGTGCGATACCCGCCCGGCGCGTCGCAGCCGAGGACATAGACAAACCCGGTCAATGTGTTGCGAGCCGCAGATCAGCCTGCCAGCGTACGCTGGACGATCTTGGGATCTGCGGCAATCAGCGCCAACAGAACGCGGGCGGGGCCTTCCGGACTCCGTCTGCGGTGCTCCCAATTCAGGAGTGTGGCTTTCTTCACGCCGATGCTGCGGGCAAAATCAGCCTGCGACAACCCTGTCTGCGCCCGGATTGCCTGAACATCTGGATCGGGAACATCAATCTCGTGGATAATGCCGCGGGTCTCGTCGCGCGCATGGGCAATGGCGTCTTTAAGGCCCTGTTCGATGCTCTTGAATGCGTCGGTCATCGCTTGCTCCGGTAGGTTGCAGACAGGGCTTCTCTGGGACCGCTTCGAGCGACAAAATCGACCAGCTCCAGCTGCTCTACATCACTCATGAGGGTGCGGGCGCGACGCTGGAACTCAGGCGTTTCAACTACGGTTACGATGGTCATGATCTCACTTATGAGCCAATGGCGCATAAGTCAATGACATATGGAGAGCGCGGACCATGCCGACAATCGCAGAGCTTCGCGCCCGCCGCGAGGCGCTGGCGGCACAGCGCGCCTCGGGCGTGGCCAGAGTAAGTTACGACGGCAAGACCGTGGAGTACCGCAGCCTCGCCGAGATCGACCGTGCCATCGAGGCGCTTGATCGCGACATCGCGGCCGCCGAGGGGCGCAAGATCATCCGGCAGGTACGCGTGATCACGACGAAGGGGCTGTGACGCATGGGCTGGCTCAAGGGTTTGCGCCGCCGGGAAACGGGTGGCCCGAACGCGGTGCGCGCTCGGCTGGAAGGGGCGATGGCGCAGCGCCGTCTGCGGGGCTGGCAGCCGCCGCTGGAAAACATCAACTCGCTGGTCGCCTCGGGCGGGCCACGTCTTCTGGCGCGGTCGCGCGAGTTGGTGGTGACCAACGGCTATGCCGCCAATGCCTGCGAGGCCTTTGCCTCAAACCTGGTGGGCGATGGGATCAAGCCCTCATCGCTGATCGAGGACCCCGCCCTGCGAGACCGGGTGCAGCGGCTCTGGCTGGCTTGGACCGATGAGGCCGATGCTGATGGGCTGACGGATTTCTACGGGTTACAGGCGATGGTGGCGCGGGAGATGTTCGTTGCGGGCGAATGCTTCGTGCGGCTGCGCCCGCGCCGGGCAGAGGACGGGCTGCTGGTGCCGATGCAGCTGCAGTTGCTGCAGTCGGAGATGCTGCCCTTCGAGAAGACAGAGACCGCCGGGAACGGCAACCGCATCCGCTGTGGCATCGAGTTCGACCTGATCGGGCGGCGGGTGGCCTATCACTTTCGCCGCCGCCATCCGGGCGACAGCACGGATCAGCGCATCGCGGCCCCCGACACTGTGCGCGTTCCGGCCGAGGATGTGCTGCACATCTACCGCCCCATCGATGCGGGCCAGATCCGGGGCCTCCCGCATGTGGCGCCCGCCATGGTGCGGCTGTTTCTGCTGGACCAGTATGACGACGCGGAACTGGACAGAAAGAAGACCGCCGCGATGTTCGCGGGCTTCATCACCAAGACCGCGCCGGAAGAGCAGCTCCTCGGCGAGATCGAGGCCACAGACATGGGCGGAGCGATTGCCAGCCTGGAGCCCGGCACGATGCAGGTGCTGCTGCCGGGCGAGGATGTGAAGTTCTCCAGCCCCGCCGATGTCGGTGGTGGCTATGAGGCGTTCCAGTATCGGACGCTGTTGTCGGTCTCAGCCTCACTGGGGCTGCCCTATCACCTGGTCACCGGCGATGTGCGCCAGGCCAACTATTCCAGCCTGCGGGCCGAATTGGTCGAGTTTCGCCGCCGCATCGGCCAGTTGCAGCATGGGGTGCTGGTGCATCAGTTCTGCCGCCCAATCTGGGCGCGCTGGTTGGAAACCGCGCAGCTGGCCGGACGGTTGGAGCTGTCTGACCCGGTGGCTGCGCGGATGGTGCAATGGATCCCGCCGCGCTGGGATTGGGTCGATCCGCTGAAGGACATCCAGGCGCAGGTGCTGGCGATGGAGGCCGGCATCACCTCGCGGCGCAAGGTGGTCGAGGCCACCGGTTACGATGTCGAAGAGGTCGATCGCGAAAATGCGACCGATGCGGCCCGCGCGGCCGCGTTGGGGCTCAGCTACCGCACCAGCCCGGGCGAGACCCAGGGCGCGCGGGCAACGCCGGCTGCACGGCCGCAAACGCGGCAAAGGCAGGAAACTGACAACGAAGCCGCAGACGGCGACACGGGCGGCGCCCCGGAACAGGAGTGACATCATGAATACCTGGTATGAAATCCGCGCCCGGGGCACCGGCGCGGAAGTGCTGATCTATGACGAAATCGGGGCCTACGGCGTCAGCGCCAAGGGGTTCCTGGCGGAACTTGGGGCCTTGCCGGATGGGGTGCCGATCGATTTGCGGCTCAACAGCCCCGGCGGTTCGGTCTTCGACGCCGTGGCGATCTTCAACGCGCTGACCCGCCACAGTGGCTCTGTTACCGTCTGGATTGATGGCATTGCCGCTTCTGCCGCGAGCTACATCGCCATGGCGGGCGACGAAATCGTCATGCCCGAAAACGCGTTCCTGATGATCCATGACCCGTCTGGAATTGTTATGGGCACCGCTACCGACATGCGTGAGATGGCCGCCACCTTGGACAAGATCGCAGGCAGCATGACCCGTGGCTATGCTGCCAAATCCGGCAAATCCGAAGAGGACATCGCCGCTCTGATGGCCGCCGAGACGTGGTTTGACGCACAGGACGCTCTCGACGCAGGCCTTGCTACCCGCATGGCCGAGCCGGTGCGAATTGCCGCCAGTTTCGACATCGGGCGGTTTCGCAATGCGCCAATGGCGCTGGCGGAGGGGCACGACGCAGAAGGTGCGGCAACGGGCGAGGACATCGTTCCAGACGAGAACGATGTTGCGCCCGGCCCTGCGGCATATCCTGCGTCGCGACCGCAGACCGAGAGGACGGATGCTGCGGACGGCAACGTCCCTGCGACGGGTGATCCCGCTAGCACGAATGATGCCGCAGACGGCGACATCCTCCCGGTCGAATGCGCGCCTCTCAGCACTGTTGCAGCCCCCAACACTGCTCTCGACCCGTCGGACATCCGCGCCAATGTCCTCGCGCATGCTCGGGCCGTGATCGACCTCTGTCGCCTTGCCGGCCAGCCACAGCGGGCGGGCCGCTTCCTGGAGGACGACACCGGCCTGGATGCGGTCCGCGCCGCGCTGCTGGCGGCGAAGGTGCAAGCCGAGCCCGAAATCACCCCGCATCATCCCCAACCCGGGCGCAGTTCTACAACGCGCCCCTGGGGCGATGTCATCGCCCGCACCTTCAAGCACAAAGATGCCGTAATGGGGCTCGGCACGAATCGCTGACGTTGTTGTTTGCCATCCGGGATTTGTTGAAGTGTCGTTGCCCTTGGCACGTCTATCACGTGTCGACAGGGTCGGGCCGTTCGGCGCGCCCCAAACTCTCTTGGCAAAGAAAGGGCAACCACATGGATCTGTATATCGGTTTGGACGTCTCTCTCGCAAGCACGGCCGTCTGCGCGTTGTCTGCGCAGGGGAAGGTGGTCAAGGAAACCACGGCCGGCAGCGAACCGGAGGAACTTGTGAGGGCGCTGCGCAGTCTGCCCGGCACAGTGATTGGAGTGGGCCTGGAAGCTGGACCCTTGTCACAATGGCTGCATCGCGCGCTTGTCGAAGCAGGTTATGACGCAATACTGATGGAAACGCGTCAGGTGAAGGGCGCATTGAAAGCGATGCCCAACAAGACGGATCGGCGTGATGCGGAGGGCATTGCCCGGCTTCTGCACATGGGTTGGTTCCGGCCCGTCCATCGCAAATCCATATCAGCGCAGGAAACGCGCGCGCTGTTGTCATCCCGCAAGGCCATACAGCAGGCCTTGATGAACATCGAACTCTCGATGCGCGGCATTCTACGCAATTTTGGGCTTAAGATGGGGAAGGTGTCCAAAGGCCAGTATGAGGGCCGCGTGCGCGAGCTTGTTGACGGCAATCCCATGCTGGAAGCTGCGGCCACGTCCATTCTGACCGTCCGCCGGGAACTCCGCAAAGAAATAGCGGGGCTGGAAAAGCTGTTGCTCGGAAATGCGAAATCAGACCCTGTATGTCGTCTGCTCATGACCATGCCGGGTGTGGGCGCGCTGGTGGCTCTGACCGTCAAATCCGCTATCGATGATCCAGACCGTTTCCGGTCATCGAAAGAGGTAGGACCTTGGGCTGGGCTAACTCCGAAACGTGATCAGTCGGGCGAACGAGATGTTCTCGGCCATATCACGAAAGCTGGTGATGCCGGCTTGCGAGCTGCCCTCTTCAGAGCCGCGACAGTGATGCTGAACCGAGGCAGGGCCAGCTGGCTGACCGCCTGGGCATGGAATGTCGCCAAATCCCGCGGGAAGAAGCGGGCAACGGTTGCATTGGCGCGCCGCATCGGCGTGGTGCTGCACCGCATGTGGCGTGATGGGGCCGAATTCCGCTTCAAGCGGGCCGATGCCATGGCGGGGGCAACCGTATGAGTACCCGCACTGCACCTTCCGTATATGATGTTTGAACGAACAGGAGAAATAGGCCGCGCCTGAGGGCGCAGGCTTACCGAGGTCCCTTGCCGGGACGCGGTCCCCGATGACGCCGCAATTATCCTCGTAGCTGGATCATAATGATCCGAGAACGCCCGAAAGATAGGCACGCGGGAACTGCTCTTGGACTTGGTATAATGAAGGCAGCTTATGCGCTGACCGCGGACAGAAGCATGATGCCGGCATGGGAGCGCCTGCGGGGTAGCCAACGCAAGCACGGTCTTAAGACACAGCAAGTCCATCGGACGATGACACCACGTAATCCGGGGCGTTCAGCGCTGCGATAAATCAGCGTCTCCGCGCTTAACGCCCCTTGCGTCATTCCCACTCGATCCGATGCCTCTTTTATAGCCGAGATCTGCCCCCCTCTGCGGCGCGCTCAGACGGGGCCGTTTTCTTTGAAGAACCCCTCTTGATCAACACCGCCCCATTACAGAAGGATAACCTCCAATGCCGATCCTCACCGAAGGCACCCACGCCGGCGGCTTTCTCGTCTGGGAAGTCCTGCGCGATTACACCCGCGAGACGATCACGGTCGCCTCCGGTGCGGGCAAGCTCGCTGCCGGCACCGTCCTTGGCAAGATCACCACGGGTGGCAAGTTCACCGCCCTCGCCCCCGCCGCCACCAACGGCAGTCAGACCGCCGCCGGCATTCTCTGGGACGGGATCGACGCAACCAGCGCTGATGCGCCGGGCTTGGTGCTTCTGCGCGGCCCCGCAATCGTCAACCGCAACGAGATCCTCCTGCCCGAGGGCGCGACCGAGGCACAGATCACCGCTGCAACTGCGGCCCTCGCAGCCCTTGGCATCCTTCTGCGCTGACCCTGAGACAAAAAGGACTTCCCCATGGCCACAATGGACATTTTCGAAGGCGATGCCTTCTCGTTGATCGAGCTTACCCGCGCGCTTGAGAACATCCCCTACAAGCCCGCCACCCTGTCGGGATCGGGCCTGTTCAGCGCGGGCGGCGTCCGCTCGCGCACCGTCGTCATCGAGAGCCGCGATGGCACGCTGTCACTGATCCCGTTCTCCGAACGCGGCTCGGCCTATGATAGCCAGGTCCCTGAGCGCCGCAATGTGCGGGCCTTCGTCTGCCGGCAGTTCAAGAAGCAGGATGTGATCTGGGCCTCCGAAATCCAGCAGGTGCGCGACTTCGGTTCGGAGACCGCCACCCAGCAGGTGCAGGCCGAAGTGGCGCGCAAGATGGGCCGCCTGCGCGGAGACGCCGAGACGACCTTTGAGTATCACCTCTTCAATGGCATTCAGGGGCTGGTGAAGGATCCGCGCGACGGGGCCACGGTGGTGAACTACTTCACCGAGTTTGGCATCGCTCCGGCCGTGGAAGTGGATTTTGACCTCGACAATGCGACGCCGGCGTCGGGGGCGCTGCGCAAACGCTGTCAGGCTCTGATCGAGAGTGTCGAGGAAGCCATGGGCGGGCTGGCCACGGGCGCGGTCACTCTGCGGGCCGAATGTGGCTCGGCCTTCTTT